GAGTATCTTTCTCTAGCTTTGTATCTAACGTTGCCAGTATCGAAATCACCTTCCATAGCAGTTTTTAAAGCTGCTCTTTGGAATAATTTCATACCGTTAGGCACATCAGTAATAATATACCAACTGTCTGTATCAGTTAAGAAATTGTTCACTCTATATCCTTGAGGAATCATTCCCATTGATGCAACAGCGTTGATATCATTGTCTGCTGTTCCAGTTCTGCCTTGAGATTTCATCAATCTTTCAGCGTTGAACTGATTAGCTGAAGGGATAATCATTTTCACCCCTCTAGCTGCCACTCTCAATCCACGTTCATCAGTCATGCCAGCAATGTCGATCAATGCTTGCTCTAATGAAGTTTCATTCAAGTCTGCTTGCGTAGTTAAAGTATTTTTAACCGCTGTTCCACTAACAGTTGTGTGGTTAGTTGAGAACAGAGAAACGCCGTCACCTGAATTAAATGTTGCCACTGAGGACAAACCATTATTCAAAGGCGTTACAGCTTTTACTTGTTTCGCATTAGACATAGAACGCGCTAAAGCTTTTGTGTATCTAGAAGCAATTCTATCGTAGAGATTATCTTCGATAGCTTCTTCTGTGATTGCAAATGCTAAAGCAATTGTGTCATGAGTATAACGAGCAGTGTAGGTTTCTTGTGCTTCATCAAATGATACACCTGAACCTTCTGCCTTTGTTTGTGCGTTAGCGAATCCAGATAACATTACTTCCTCTTCGAAAGCTCTGTCACTTGACTCGGTTGTATAAATTTCAGCGTGCTGATTTTCATACCGTTTGTACTCCAGGCCAAATAGTGCATTTAAACCTGGTTCTAGTTCTTTGACTAGCTGTGCTCTTGATATTGCCATGTTATAATGCTCCTATGTGCTATCAATGATTTCGTTCAAATTTTGAACGACGTTTACTGAGCAATAAGCTGCTGTTAAATCCTCATTTTCAGGATCTTCAGCTACACCCAGAAACTTCCATGTATCATTGGTAGCGTGTGTTGATGCTATATCTAGCGTTGCGGACGATTTTCCATTTGCAGTACTTCCTGCAGTGGTATTGAACCCATAAGTTTGAAATATTTTTTCATGAGCTCCTGCAATAGTTGTTGCTACTGCATCATCAGTTCCACATGTATATATTTGGAACGGATTATCGTAAACAAACACTTGTACATCTTCACTGTTAGCCGGAGTAATACTGCCTGCGTAGTAGTTTGACCAAGTTGGCTTGATTGTCGTAGCCGCGTTGTAAAAAACACCTTGCAAAACACCTAATGTTACAGCTGTTGCTGAACCTTGACCAGATAAAATAGAACCAACGATACTATAAACAGCTTCGCCATTATATATCGCAGCACTATCTCCGGCATCGATCCAGTATTGGCCAAAACCTGCAGTTGCTGGGGATTGCCCAAGCACTCTTGTAGGTTGTAGACCAAAACCGGCTGCATTTCTATTAGCCATAGTTTTACTCCTTATGTCCACCGAAGTGGACGGTTAATTTAAATCGATGATAGGGAATAGTTAAAAAATTAACTTTTCTTTGTACCACCGAAGGTTACACGAGATTGCCTTTCAACATCGATAGGCATACTCTTATGCTCTTCCTTCATTAAATCGTGTTCTACCGCTTGATCCTGACCTTCAGCTTGACGCTTAAAGTATTCAGTTCTTTGCTTCGCGATTTCTTCGGGTACCCTTGCGAGCACAAGGCCACCAACCCCAATCACTCCCTTGTATTTTCCTTCAATGATTACAGGATAATCAGAATCTTTATATTCATCGGCTCTCACCAATTCATAACCGGATCTTAATCTTCCAGAGATATTTTTAGTGTCTTGAAACCCTAAACTCTCTGCCCGTATCCATCTGTGCCTGAATCCATCAGGTGCAGGGGGTGCATCTAGAGAAGATGGTGGAGTCCACACTTTTGGCCTTTCAGTTTCTTGCCGTGTTTGACTCGCACGTGAAGTTTTTGTGTCTTCTTTTTTCATATTATGCTCCTTCCGTGATTTGTTTTATTTGTTTCGCATATTCTTCGAGTGGCACACCTAATTTTTTAGCTATTGCTACCTGTGAAGATGTGAGTCTCACAGTATTGCGTCCAGGTC